AATAATTCTTTTAAGATGTTTCCAGATGGTGTAGATAATACTTCTACTGTCCCAACTAAATCTTGTCCTTCAAAATGCATTTCTACAATATTATGAGAAACGTTTTTAAGGTTGATTACAGTCGATTCTGGGTGGTCTAATTCTCCCAAAGCTCTTCTTTCATTAATCAATACATCGTACTTCTTTGCTTCTCTCATTAAGATTGCCATAGGGTATATACGATTGTTCTGATTTGCTGCATCTGCTCTTTGTAAAACACCCTTAACCAAAAACTTTCCGTTTTGGTCTTCACTAATCTTTCCTTCAAATAAGGTATGTTCTATTAATAATGGTTTCATTATGCTAATAATTTATAATATTCATTGAAATGTTTGATTCTATCAGCTAAACCAATAGTACCACCATTTACTCTTTTAGTAATAGATGTTACTACTGCATCGGTTGCTCCACCATCAGCCATTTTGTGTAATCCGTTTTTATTAAAGAACCATGCTGCAGATGCTAATGCGTATTTACTTGCTACTAAATCAGGGTTTGCAATACAATCTTCACCAATTGATTTAGTAAATGCTGTATAATTATCTTTTCCTGTTAATTGAATAAATCCTCTACCATGAAACTTCCAACCTTCACCACTTGCTTCTGCTCCGTTACCCATTCTACCACCATATACTTTGTTGGCGATTTTCTCTGGTTTTCTTTCGTATGGAACTGCTGATTCTAATGTTGGGAAATACTTTTTAAATATCCCGTTCAATCCTTTTGCAGAATAGTTTAGGTTTTCTTTTGTTAATTTAAATCCACCACTTTCGTGTCCACATTGTGCTAAGAAGTGTGCTAATCTTAATGGAGTATTGATTTCAAACTTAGATGCTACTTCTGGAATCATTGCTATAACACTATCAGGAATGTGTCCTTTCAATGTATCTAACTTTAATCCAGTTGTATTTGTTACAGGGGTTGGTGTTGATACTACCGCAGGTGCTACCGGAGCTACTGCTTCCGTAATACCCATAATCTTATTCCAAGTTCCGTTTCCTACAATACCATCCGGAGTTAAACCATTTTTAGTTTGAAATGCTTTTACTGCATCTTCTGTTTTAGGACCATAGTTTCCTATTGGCTCCAAACCTAATTTAGTTTGTAGTTGTTTTACACTTTCGTTATTATCACCTCTTTTCAATAACATACAAATATCCTCTAATTATTTTCTTTTTTTAGATTCGTTCTTACTTCTTAATTTAGCTAAATCAGAACCTTCGATTTCACCATCACCATCTACATCTAATTTCTTTTGTCCTGCAGATAATTCAGCTTCTTTGATTTTCATTCTTTCTTTTAACTTGCCATGAACACCTTTAACTGCATCTTCAAATTTTCTTAAAGTATTTTCATCTTTAATATCTTTTTTAGATGTAATACCAAATTTATCTAACATTTTGTTATGTACTTTTTGATATTCTTCTTCTTCTTTCATTACTTCTCTAACGATGTTTTTGAAATGTTCTCTACTTAAAGTTAATTTCTTTTCATCACCTTGAGTTTGAGGTAATCCGTTTGCTACGTTACTATCTTTTTCGGTTGGAACTACATCCATTTCACTTTCTTTGATAGAGGTTGCTGGTCTTCTTGTTGTCATTCCCAATGCTTGCATCGGTACTAATCCTGATAATTTCATAATATTATGCTTTTTTTAATCTTACTGATTGATATTTATTCATCTTCGTTAAACTCTTTAATTGTGATTGTGCTGAGTTCTTCGGAGCCGGTTTTGTTATTGTTCTTCTATCTGCATCTTTACTTGCTCCCTTTGGGGTTGCAGTAACTACATATTTATCCAAAGCCATAGGTTTTGTACCTTCAACTTCTTCAATGTTAGTATCACTTTCTGCTTTATCTATTTCTTGTATAGAACTTGCAATCTTAATGATTCTTTCTTTAATTCTATAAATGTTTGTGTTGGTTCTTTTAAAGAAGTCATTTTTACCTAAGTTGTTTTCGCTTCTTAATCTATTATACCAATTAACAAATCTTTCAATTTCTGCTAATTGATTCTTAACTTCTCTAATACCATGTGATACTTTTTGAGATGGAGTTCTAGTTTCATCTCTTTTTAAATCTAACCAACGATTTTCATCTATACTTTTAGCAAATTCAAATCCGGTACCCGATGACTTAACTTTACGTTTGATATCACCCTTTGTATCTTTACCAAATGCAAATGGTGTATTATATCCATCCGCCGATGCCGTAGTATTTTCCTCTTCGATTTTTTTCTCTCTAAGTTTAGTACGAATCGTTTCTTTTAATTTACTGATATCTTCGTTAGATAATTCCTTTTTGAACATCGCTCAATTCCTTTTCCAATTCATAACACATAATCAAAGATGTGATATGATTGTCTTTTATTTTTTGTGAATTACCAATTTTTGATAACTGATTCATTGTTTCTGCCAATTTGATTTTTGTAACCTTATCATTAATTTTAGAAGAAATTCTTTTGAATTCTTTTATTAATGATTTAACTTCTCCAACTACATGATTTTTTAAATTATCCGAGTTAGTATAAGAGTTTATATATTCTTTTAATAAACCTTTTTGTTTATCATTAAGATTATTATATTTTTTATTAAAACTATCTACTAACATTTTATAAGAAAGTAATTGAATTTCTTTATCTTCTTTCTTTAAATCGGTATGTATTGTAGTTTCTGCTAATGTTTTATTTGATGGTGTTTTGCCAATCAAATGTTCAACTAATGTATATTTTGTATTTACGAAATCTTTAGGGTCGTAATTTTGGTCAACATTTACTTTGTATTCAAATATTTTATATACTGATGCTAACACTTTGTAGTTAGGTATTTGAGAACGTAAGAAATCTTCAATTGCGTAATTATCTTTAATTTCTTTAATTAAATTATATTTTTCTTTTAAGATTTTCTTTTCATCTAATTTAGCTCTACTTTCAACAACAGCATCAACAAAACGTTCTGCTCTATTTTCACTATTATATCTTTCCGATACAATAAATTGATATAGTTTCAACTCATTAGATAATTCAGTCTTTGAATTAAAGTATTTTTTTAATAATCCTTCTGCTATACCCTTTCTATTGTTAAGGATATCAGAGGTTACTTGTCTTACTAGCAATTCAAATAAAAAGCCGGTATTTCTGAATTTTGAATGTTTAATTTGTTTCATTTATATACATTATTCCATTTATAAATATAAGGTGTTAAAATAAGAATTAGTTTTCTATGATATTTTGTTCATCTAACATAGATTTTCCTTCACTTATTACTTTTTTTCCACCTTTAGTTATGTTTTTCTTTAACATATCTATAAAACTTTCGTTTTTATATTGATTTTTTAAGTCTTTACTTCCAATTACATCTCTGCCAAATGGTGATTTATCTTTACCACGTGTTGAGTATTCTTTAGGTCTACCAACTGCTTTGGCTTCTTGTTGTGGTTGTTCTTCATCATCTTCCCCACCTTCTAATTCTGCTTTTAATTTTGAAATTTGGTCTTCAACATTTAATGGTTGTCCGTTTGGTGTTGGTTCTTCTGTTGCACCCCCTCTATTATCATATTCATCCGGTGCAGGTTCTTCACCATTCATATCTTCTGGATCTGTATTCATTGGTTCACCATTTTCATCACTTCCCATCGGTGGTTGCTGTCCCATCATACCTTGTTGGTCTTGTGGTTTTTCGTTACCGGTTTGTTCTAAATTGTTAAGTTTAAAAGTAAGCATTGCATCTTTCTTTAATCCTTCAATTTGCAATTCGGCTTCTTCATAACTAAAATTAAGTATATTCTTATACATCCATTCTTTAGAAATTACTTTTAATTGGTCCATTTTTTGAATCAATTCCATTTTCATAGTCCAAAGATTAACTTTTTCTTGTTCGTATATTAATGATGGTAATGTTAATTCTAATTCGAAGTTTGTTAATTCACTATCATCAATACCTTGTGAGTATAAGTGAGCAATTGCAATCTTTTCTAATCCATCAACTACAATTCTTTGTAATCTTTCAATTGTTTTTGCAAATCTCATATCCATTGCTGCTAATGTAGCTTTAGAGTTTCCATCTTCTAAATAACCCAAATGTTGTTTAGGTATCTTTAATGCTGCAAACATCTTATTCTTTAAGTAATCGATATCTTCCATTGGTGCGTACTCTAAACCATCTAAGTTTGTGATTTCAGTACCACTATCATTACCTCTAACCGGTAAATAGAAATCTTCCATTAAGTTTTGAACGTTATACTTTAAATTATACTCACCCGTATCTGCGTTCACATATGGAGTTTTCTTTGATTTGTTTATAATTCTTTGAATGTATTGGTCTACTTCATTTGGAGCAATACCGCCTACATCAATTTTAAATATTCTTTTTTGTGGAGCTCTTACAATTCTATGTATAATCATTGCATCTTCCATCAATGATAATTGTTTCCATAATCTTCTAGCACCTTCTAATATTGATTTTCCGTAAGGTAAGAAGTTTGTATCTGATAATAATCTAAAATGGGCAATCTCATAGTTTTCATATTCAGTTTTTTGTCCTGCTATGAATAATGATTTAGTTGCCAATGGAGTATGAACAAACTTTACAGCCTGCCAATTGTTCGGGTCAAATCCTTCTACTCTTGTAATTTCATATGCCGATAATGGTTGAACCCCTACTATACCTAAGTTTTCTGCAATCTCTAAATGTAAAAAGAAATCACCATACTTAACCATATTTCTAACCCAAGGCCATAAATTAAATTCTACATTTACAACATCATAAAATAAGTTAGTTAGAATATCTTTAATATGGTCATTATTAGTTTTGATTTCTACAATTCTACCATACTCATTTCTACTTGTTGATTCATCTGCATAGATATCTAATGCGGATGTTATAATTGGATCCTGGTCCATTGCATCATAATCTCTAAATAACTCTTGTCTTATTTGTTGATAAGCCAAATAGTTTTCAAATGTATTGTTCATTGCTGATGAATGCAATCTCATATACCTATCTCTAAGATTGGTAGCTATTGCCTGTGTTTCATCGTAATCAATTACCTTTAACTTTCCGCCTTGATTTCTTACGATAACCGCTGTTGAAAATAATTTCTTTAACCTGCCGTAAAATGAAGTATCTGCCATATTATTTTATATTACCATTTTCTACAAGACCAATATCTTGCTTTTGTTCTAGGACCCGGACTATCACAATTATGTCTAGCTCTAAACGATTTTCTCGCTTTTGGGTTAGATTTTCTAATTCTCATTGTTTTCTCACCCTTAGCCGCTGCAGATGTTCCACCATGTCCAAAGTTTACTTTAACCACGTTACCTGCTGGATTTTTTACATACACTTTAAACTTCTTAACATCCCCTGCCGTTGGTTTACCTAACTGAACCGTTCTACCTTGATATTCTGCTTCCTCTAATGTAGATTCATTATACATTTCTTTTTCTTTAACTTTAGTTTTAAGAAAAGCTATAAAATCTTCCATTTCTTCTATATCATCCTCATCTACATCATATTCATCAATATCATCATCTATATCTTCTTTTATTTTACCAAATGCCATTGCGTATGGGTCAGAATAAATTCTACCCAATTCAATTTTATTTCCATTTTCTAACGTATGTATAGATTTACTTAAAGGTAAACCAAAAAATTCATATAAAAAACTTTTCTTCATTATATTTTCCTCGTTATACAATATATAAATATTATATTATTTAATAAGCCACCTTAAATCTTCAAAATCATCCGTACCAATATTCATTCTATACGGGTCTTCTCTTAAATCTTTTTGCGTATAAATGGGATTGTATTCGGTTTTAACAAATCCATTTAACGCACTTTGTGCTAATGAACCTCTTTCGTTTCTTAATCTTAGCGCGGTATCTCTAACCCACAATCCAATACCCAATGCCATCGTAAGGTCATCATTATAACCTCTTGCTGCTTCTGCTCTACCATTGTTCCATATAAAAGTAAATAACTCATCTATGGTTCTCTTAGAGTGTATAATAACTGATTTATCTTTCATATATTGGTCAATCTTAGATACAATCATAGGTCTTGTCTTAGATGAAATTGTAAAACCAGGAATCATTTGTTTTTGTTCTCTATAATATTTGTTAGTCCATTGTGTATTAACATCAACGTATTGAACATCTTTATTACTCCAAAATAAATTCTTATAATCTCTATCTAATATTTGCTGTATTGTTGCCCAACCGATATTTGCGTTATCTACAATCAATAATGCATCGTTGTAATCAGTTGCTATACTGATTAACATATTACCAAAATCAGTTGGTTCTATTTTACCTTTATACTCAGCTACTTGTTCCATTGATTCTATATCTATGATGTGGAATGCTGAATAATCATTACCGTCACCTCTACTTACATCGGCAGTTACTACATATGAACGATTATAATCTGGTTTTTTCCATAACCATATATTACTATCAAACCCAGTCTTTTCAATTGGGTCACATACGTTATTTTCACTATACCATATCAAAAGGTCACCATCAATTACGTTATCACCGGAAGAAATGAAATCACAATCACACTCTTGTGCTGCTTGCTTATCACCTAATTGTTGTGTTTGTTCATCTCTCCAATCTTGTTCTCTATCAGGATGCACCGTCCAGTGAAGTTTGATTGGATTAAATAAATTCTCACCGTTTTCTGAACCAACCCACATTCTATGAAACCAATTACCCACACCATTCGGAGTAGATAATGCAATACAATCACCACCGGTAGCCAACGTTAATTGAGTACCAGTCCATATCTCATCGATGTAATCAATAAATGCTGCTTCATCAAATACCAATAAAGATAAGGCTTCAGAACGACCAGAGTCAGGTTTTGAAGATACTGCTTTTACTTGTGAACCATTTTTTAATCTAAGGGAAAGTTTGTTATCTTCGGATTCTGCAACTCTTAACCATACAGGTAAAAGTTGATTCATCGTTCTAACTTTTAATACTAAGTTCTTTGCTACATCTTGTTTGTTCGCAATAATAAGAACGTTAAAATCCTCATTGAATATCATTTTCCATAGTGCATAACCTGCTACTAATGTTGATATACCTAACTGACGAGATTTAAGAACAATGTTGTATCTATGTTCTTTAAAATCGGTTAGGGTATCTTCCTGAAATGGATATAATTCGAATGGTATCTTTCCTCTAATTGGATGCTGAATTTTACAATACTTTTTCATAAAGTATACCGGGTCACCGGCACACTTTTGATATTGTTCCTTAATTACATCCTTTAGGGATTTTTGTGGGGTATTCATTATTTTTTCAATCTAATCTTCCAATATACACCACCACCAACATAAGGTGCTAAAGTGCCAGTTGTACCATCAATCGTTCTATTTGCAACACCAACTCCTAAATGATACATCTTATCCGATTTTGTATTGATTAAAAATCCCATACCTAAATGAGATATTAAATCTGCTTTATTAAATCCACCTTCTAAACCATAAAAGAATTTTGTTTTAGGTAATTCTTTTACAATTGTTGTTTCTTTAATAACTCTTTGTTTAACACTCGCATTAAAAGTTCTACCCAATATTTTGTTTTGAGTAATAGTATCAATTAAAGATACAATTCCTAAACTATCTGGTAATTGTAATGTATCTTTATAAATGTTCTTTGCAAAATAATTTTGTAATAAAGCTTGTGTATCTACGATTGTAGGGATTATTACTTCCTTAATTGTTTCATGATAGATATCTTCACCTTTTTTAGTTACTACTTTTGTTTTAACTATTTCAAATGTATCAATTTCATGTTTAATAAGTTCATACTTTTTACCATCAACTTTTACGATTTCACCGGTTGTTTTTTTGTTTCCACCACATTGTTGGAAAACTACTACTGCAATTAATGCTACTATTGCAATATTCTTAATGTTCAAAAATTTCATTATATTTCTCCTTTATTATTTCCCAATCCTCATCTACTGCGGTTTGGAATGTTATTATTAATTCGTTTAGACCCGCTATATCTGAATCTAAATCTCTTTTTACTTTTTCAATATCACCATCGATACTCCACTTTTCAATACTACCATCTTCGTTTACAATAGTAGGAACTGTGTCTGCATCTTTTCTAGCTTGTTCAAATTTTGCTAAATCATCTTTAATTGTTCCTAATGCTTTTGAGTTCATTTTCCAATATTCATAGTTCTGATAGATACCTTCTAATTTAAGTTTAGCTTCTCTTTCTACTAAACAATTAATACAAAATCCACTTTGTTTAATAAATCTTAAGTTAACTCCTTTTGGATTTGATGTTTTGCATTCTTTAGATTTACAAGTAGTTAGTATATCTAAATACGCTCTTGCTTCATCATATTGGGTAACTGAACTTTTAAATCCTTCATGTTGTTCCCATTCTTTTCCGTTTGCATCAAACCAAGTATCACCAACTTCTCTTTTTTCTTTTACCTTATCCCACCCAACTGTTGCGTTTCCACTTTCTCTACCATGCATCACATCCAATATCTTTTTTCTACTCGGATGCATCCATGTCTTCTTATCCTTATTACCTTTGCTCTTAATTAACATAAATTGTAACTTTATATATAAGTATATATTTTTATCGGCTAAACTTAAAAATTCCTAAAATTTGGTTCAAAGGTGCGAATGCTCCCGTTAATTTATAAGCGTTTCCTTTGTAACTAAATACGATTCCTTCACTCGGTACAATTTTTTCAAACCCACCAATTGCATTTAATCTACTCAATTCTTTTTCTAATTTTTTTATTTGAGATATTGTTCCACCACTCATAATTTGATTAGCACTAGATTCTAATTCAGCTCTCATTGATTGTAATGCTTTATCTGGTTGTGCAGTTAATACTGAACTCATAAATGATAAAACCTCTGCACCAACTCCTAAAAATATATCTTCAAACTTTCTAAGATTACCACTCATAATAGTAGTTTTAGCTCCTTTATCTATTCCTTCTGCCCATGCTCTTGCTTTATCATCTTTGATATCACCTACTCTCATACTTTTATCATCAAACGCCCATCTCTTAACTAAACCTGCCTTTTCTAATGCTGATATTTTCTTTTTTGAATTAACTATAAAGTTTTCCCACCACGCTTGATGATAATCTGCTACACCATCTTTATCTGTTAATCCAAATTCAGATTGTAGTTTTGAAATCATTCCTTTAAATTTACCTTTTTGAGAACTTAATTGTTTTGTTTTAGGTAATTTAACAATTGGAGGTCCTTGTATTGTGTATTTAGATTGAACATGTGCATTAATTTGCTTTAACATACCACCTAATATACTTTCTGCACCATCTACTTTACCAATTGGATTTCCTGCTTCATTGTATTCAACTGCATTATGGAAAACTAAAAGTGCTTGATTGTAAGGAATAACATTAACCGATGTAGGCCATATTACTTCTAAATTTACAAACACTTTACCTTCTTTAAATATTTTATCTTTTTGTGCCTGAGATAATCCTCTAATTGCATTTTCCAAATCTTTCATTGCGAAATTATATGCATCAGTTAATCCGCCTCTACCGCCAAACTTAGTTGCTACACCATTGATATCCATTGCATTTGCTCCAGCGTTTGCTAAGTGCCCTTTATTTCTAGCTGATATTAATCTACCACTCTTCCAACTTATTGCCAATGCTTGTCCGTCAGTCTTTTCTCTAACCACACCTAAGTTTCCATCTAATGCATTATTTACAATTGCTTTCAAATCACCAAATGATAAATTCATTCTAACATCAAATGGATGATTCATATGTCCATATGCACCACCTTCATTTATAATACCTTCTTCTACTTTTCTGAATGTTGTTGCTTGTCTACCATTGATTGTTGGCATTCCGTGCTGGTCTTTACTAATATCCTTTACAACTGTTTTTTTATTTTTAAATTTACCAGTTAAAACCACATCACCTTTATCTACATCTACATTGATATCTTCATCTACTTCGGTAATTACTTCTGCAACGGTATTTGTATCACCATCTAATTTACCATCCTCTTTATCTCTATTGTAATCTTGTATAGCGTTATCCCAAACTTCTAATGGAATTTTACCATCTTTCATTTGTTTAGCATAATGTAGTGTAAACCATTCAACATATTTATCATTATCACCATCCATTTCTTTTCCTGCAAATAGTGCGGCTTTACCAATTCCACCGATTGCAATTTCTGCAACCAAATGTTCTGCTAAATGTACTCCCAAATGTTTCATTAACATTCCAACCCCATGTCCTATTCCGCCACCTAATATTACACCCGCTGCACTCATTGCAATCGTTTTACCTAATGTTTTGAATGCATCTTTTTCTTTATCACTTATTGGTTTACCTTGAAATAAATTTGAAATACCTTCACCTGCGTGCTTAAATGTATGTCCCAAATGTTCCATTTCCTTTTTTACGGATGGTACAATTGATTTTATTTTATTATTGATTGCTTCACCGATACTACGTCTAACTGGTGAATTTGGTTTATGTTGGTTGCCTCTAAAGAATTTTTTCTCATTCTCAGACCATTTTGAAATATTATGTTTGATGGTTCTTGCTACAACTTCTGGATTTTGAATTGCCTTAGTTGCTACTTTACCCATACCAGCCGATTTTGCTGCGGTTGTTCCTTTGGTTGGTTGCATTCCACTTGCAGGTGTTTCTTTATTTGCATCTGAACCAGGTCCTGCTTCTTGTCCAGATTTGGTGGCCACACCATATTCATTTGCAAAATCATTTGCTGACTGAATTGCGGTATCAATATCCTGGTCAACAATCATTACTTTTAATGGAATTGGTGCTTCTGGATGTTTTATATTATATGATGTAATTGCTGCCCATCTATGGTGTCCATCAATTACATATCCATCTTTACTTACATAAAGCGGCGCAGTTAGATTTGGATTTGTTGGGTCTGCTTCTAATCCCGCTTCCATTCCTAATACTTTATCACCAACTAATTCTGTTTGAGTTGCTTTTAATGATTCTGCAGGTACTTCTGTATTTGTTACTTTAATACCCTTATCTTCCAACATTTTTGCATATAGTTTTTCACCATTTATTTCTTCCGCATCCGGTTTTGCTTTACCTGCTTTTTTTTCTGCTTCTAAATCTTTTTCAGCTTGTGAACCAGGTTGTGGCTTACCTTTGAATTGTGGCATTTTTTTACGAGGAATTCCTTTATTTCCATTACAATATAAGTTAGTACCTGGAACAGATATGTCGCAAAGATTATATGTGGGTTCTCTTTCTGAATCTACTTCTTTTTTAAAGTCTTCCATTTCTTCTGGTTTAACTTCATCTTTTGATTTTAAACCTCTACGTTCTAATACTTTTTGAGTTGCTTGTTTTTTATCTTCATCAAAATGTTTTGCTAAACCTGTAATTTTTGTATTTACTTCTTCTCTAAATTTAGGTGAAATATCATCTAATGTAGGCTCTACTTTAATTGATGTGCCTACCACATTTCCCTTATCATCAACCGGAGCCGTTTGATTCATCGGAGCTGGTTTCTTTTGTTGTGGTTGTGGTTGCTGTGGTTTTTCTTGAGCTTGTGCAGGATTAGTTAATGGTTTATCTAATGGTTTTTGTGTTTTGTTTGTACTATTTGTACCATTTTGATTATTTGCGCCAGGTGTTGGTTTTGCTCCAACTTTATTATTTGCACCCGTCATTGGTCCGCCGGCATTTCTATTTGCGGGTGGTTGTGATTGTGCACCACTTTTACCAACTAATGCCATCGCTGCTCTATACGATGGATGGTTTTTATCGTAATTTAGTGCTGAACGAACTTTTACTTTCTCACCAGTATCAGGATTATCTACTAATTGGTCTAATGTTTTTTCATCATACCCACTACCTGCTGCACTTGCTTCTTTTATTGGATTATGTGGTTGATACATACCTTTTTCTATATTATGTAAATCACGATAATATGTAAGTTTTTCTGCTAAATGGTCTTTAGCTATTTCAGCTGCGATTTTAATATCAGACGTATGTTCTAATTCAATCTTAATACCTCGTTTTAGTTCTTGTTTTACGGTATCTAATACGTTTTTGTAATCGTAGTAATCCCCTGCCCATTTCTTTGCAATATCTACCAACGTTAAATCATCTGCTTTTCCACCTGGTATATTATTATCAGTATCTATACCTTCATTTAATTTTGTAATTAATTTAGTATAAATTGCTTTATCAAATTTACCAAAAAACTTTTCAAATTCTTTTTGTTTTCTTTCACCACCCATTCTATTGTTACGGAACATATTTCTAACATCCGTTGCACCAAATGAATTAGAAGGTAACTGAGAGAATACATATGCGTTAACTGCATATCCTTTTAAGTTTTTATCGTTTGTATATGGTTTGAAATAATTACCACCTAATCTTGCATCATCTTTTTCACCAACTGCTACAATTAATGCAGTAGTTGTATCATCATATCCTCTCAATATTTCTACCGGTTGATATGGTTGTTTTACTTTTACAAATTTTGAAGATGGTATTCCAAATAATTTAGTTGCAATTTCTTTCTTATCGTTGAATGATAATGGGGATTTATCACCATCTTGCACATCGGATGTTGCAATATATACATTTTTAGAACCAAATTTTGATACCAATGCATCATAAACTTTTTTATGACCTTTGTGAAATGGTTGGAAACGTCCACCATACACTACAATTTTGTCGGTTACCGCTTGTTTTAAAACAGCTTCGACAATAAAATTAGCTAATTCCATAAGTATAAATATATACTAAATATTGTTATAGATAAATGGGTCTCTCTTTCTTAGCTCTTTTATTTTCTTTTTAAACTCTCTCTTTAATTTCCAAGTTTTGTATAAACTTTTCAATTTTTTAAATAATGTTATCATTTTTATGTATTTTTAATTCTTTAAATATATCCGAGTACCTATAATTATTGTGTTTTATTTTTTCAATTAAGTATTTTTCAACTTGGTTGTTCTTACCAATATCAATCATTAGTTGATGATTATGTTTTAAAATATGAAAATTATCTTTTATTATATCATCTATTTCATATATGCTTAATTTGTTTAATCTATCTATTTCATTTATAATTACATCCATTCTAATATCATTGTCTTCAATTGTGTCGTATGTTTCATCTATTAAAAAATCAAATGTTTTAAACCCAATTTCTTTTAAATATTTTAACATATGTGGTCTACCAATAACAATAAATGGATGGTATTGAAATATTGGTTTCCATATTTTTTCTGATATAAAATCATTATCAATATAAAATGAAGTTTCCGTTACCAAACTAATATAACTTTCTAAAAATAAATTTTCATTTTCATGATAATATCCATTTGTATTTGCAATATCCTCTCTATCTGCAATTGATTTAGCCGGCAGTGCTTCAAATTTTTCTTTTAAATCCGAATGTTTTTTATAGAAATTAGATAATTCATTTGTTACTAATGTTTTATCAAATGATATAATAGAATCGTATTGTATTTTATTAAAAATTTCAGATAATAGTTTTACTCTATGTAAATCTAATCGCCTATTTAAACATAAAAACTTAAATGGTTTTTGTAATTTATAATGTGTATTATATAAATCTTTATTAATATGTTTATTGAAAAAATGTTTTGAAGATGCGGTTAAATAAAATGAATAGTTAATTACCGATGGATATTCTGTTATATTAAATCTTTCTTTAAACGAAAGTAATTTTTGTTCTAAGTTATAATCATTTAAAATTAAAATTACATTTTCAAATTTAATCCCCGCGTTTTTAATGCCTAAATACATTCCTTTTAATAACCAATCACCTACCCATCCTTCATGTGAATAATTTATAACAATTTTACCTTTGTTCTGATTTACTTTTTTTATTATATTAGATGGTATTAAATCAAAGAAATTACAAAAGTCATCCGTTGCTTCTATGTTTAAAGAATACATCAAATGCCCCCATGGTTCTATCGGATATACCCAATTTTCAGATTCAATATTATCAGTAATTTCTAATTTAATATCTTTTATACCAAGATTACTAATCCAACTACTATGTTGATTTCCAAATTTATTTTCTAATTCGAATGAATCAATTAGTCTATCTGTAACAAATATATGACTTAATATTTCTGGTTTTATACAATTTGGAATTGGTTTATTAAATTTCCACTTATCGTATAATAAAACAATATTATCCATTAATTTCTTTTAAAATATAATCACTAATACTATTTGCAATTATTTTATGACACTCTAATGAAGCGTGGTCATCAGGTACTTTATTACCATTTATTCTTAAATCAGATGTACTAATCATCATTTGTGGGTCTGATTTCATTAAATCTGCTAATGAATTATATTCTATTGCATTATTATACATTTTAATATAAATCTTATTAAAAAATTCATCTTCAATTAAAAATGGTACATATTCATTTTGCCAAGTTAAAATTCTACATTTTATACCTGCTGCTTCGTATTTTATAAATAATTCTTTAATTAGATTTAAATTTTGTTGTATAAAAAACTTTTCCATATCTTCCCAACTTGTAAAATTATCAGAATAGAATTTAAATAATTTTTCATATGTGTCAGATTGTATTTTTCCATCAAACATATTAATATTATTTTGATGTAAATTATGTCTATCTCTAACACCCGCTACATTTAATTCCATTTGCTCATCATTTATATAAACTTGATAGTTCCTAAATGGGTCAGTAAGTTGCAGTATTACATAACCAATTTCATCTGCGGAATAATGTTGGTCTGCGAATTTTTTATAATGTTTTTTAGATAATGCGTTTGTATCTGTTTCATTTTCTAAATCTATTATATATTCTAACCATGTAATAGAACCATCATCCGAACCACCATTATCTATTTTATTAACTTCCCATGTTCCTAATTTATCTGCAACCAATCTACTAAAACGATTTGCACTCATAAATTTATACATAGCTTGTGTAATTTTATGTGAATCCGTTGTATTATTTGCTACCGCATTTTTAATATCAATAAATGGTGTATAAAAATATAAACCACTTCCCCAAGTATGAGAACATCCAGTAAATGCAATTCCTTTATTAAGCATAATATAACTCCGGATATTCTACTAATATATGAATACCACCTTCATTTGTTGCATATTTGTAAGCTAATTCAATATCTTCCGGTGATTTTAAATCGTGAAATTCTATATTTTTACATAAAGATTTAAATTCCTCAAAATAATTTCCTCTATGTTGGTGACCTGGATCAATTGGTTTATCACTCCCTTTACCTAATCTAATAATTAAGTTCGGTTTCCACTTTTCTTGACTCATTATTCCAATTTTATCAACGTGATTTATTAATTGGTTTGCTGCACAAATAATAAAATCCCAACGAGGATAGAATGTAATAACTCTTTTACCTGCCATTGCCAACCCTAAACTCATTCCCATTTGTGATTCTTCCATTACAGGAACTTCAATCATTTTTTCTTTTGGAACAAATCCTAAAGTTGTACTCATAGGATTACCTTGATAAACTATTTGTTGACCAATAAAAACAGAATCTTCTAATTCTGCTAAATTTTTCATTGCTTCCGTTAGAGCATCTTTGTACGGGGTGTATTCTGGGTTTGCCATATAACTTGTTTTTCTATTTCTTCTATTTTATTAATAATTGCTTCTGCCTGTATTTTATGTGCCTTCAATGATGTATGACCATTTATTACTTTTTTTCCAATAGTTGTAAAATACGGGTCATCTGAAATACTCATACCTATCGGTCTATCTTTTCTACTTTGTAAATCCCATATTGAACTAAATATATTTCCATTCACATTGTATTCTATAAATCTATCTTCTAAAAATGAATTATTCTTAATGTATGGTATTAATTCGTTTTGCCAAGTGTGTATTAAACATTTTTTTACACCCATAGATTCATATTTTCTAAACTTTTCCTCTACCATTTTTGCAAATTCATCTAAAAAAACGTGTGTATATTTTTTTATATCACCATCATATATTTCTTCTAAATATTTATCAAATTCACTATTTTTTATAGATTGTACCGAATTAATATTACATTTTCTTACTACACCGTTATAAGTAAATTCAGTTTCTGCTCTAAACATATCAGTAAGTTGAACTACTACATAATCAAAATCTTCTAATTCCATTCTAAACATTCTATGTGCTACCGGACTTGAATTTGCTGGCACATAATTAAGTTGCCATTGTGTATTTAATGTATCTAAGAAAATAAAAATTTGATTGTTATCACCACCATTACTATCTCTACAATATTCAAATGTTTCAAAATGTGTAGCAACTTGTCTTGCAAATCTTTTTGATTTAATAAATTCTACATGAGCAGGCGTATAATCTTCTCTGTAATGCTGAGTTGCATTCCATTTAATATTAGGGAGGTGAGAGTAATATTGTAATCCCTCACCCCATGTAAAACTATCACCTGCAAATAGAATTCCTTTCATTAGTTTTGAAATTCTGATTTATTTTCTAAATACCATTCATACGCATTAGCTAATCCATCTTCTAACGATGTACTTGCTTGCCATCCTAAGTTATCAAAAATCTTAAATGAATCAATCTTACGAGTTGGAATCATTGATGGTTTACCTTTAATAAATTCAGTTGGTGCATCAAAGTTTGCAATTCTTTTCATTATTTCTAATACTTCTAATACGGAATACACTCTATTAGAACCTACATTATAAACTTGATAATCTTCTTTTTCTTTTTCCATTACTATTTGCAATGCTTCTACGAAATCTTCGATATATAATAAATCTCTCAATTCACTACCATCACCCCATACAGGAATTGGATTCATTTGGTCTGCTACTTTTCTAATTGTTGCCGGAGTAACATGACACTTATTGAAATCGTATTTATCATGTGGACCAAATAAATTAGCTGGTCTGATAATTGTACATTTCATTTTAACCGGTAAATACTTTGCGTATAATTCACATTGAACTTCTGCATATCTTTTCATCCAACCCACAGGAAAGTAAACAGGATATGGTTCATCAAATAGGAAATCAGTCTCTACTACGGGCTTATCTCCTTTTGGTGGATAAACTGTATTAGATGATAAGAAGATGTAATGTTGAACCTTATTTCTCCAACTGGCATCAATTAAGAAATTGTTCATTGCTACGTTTGGTGTAACATGTGCCAATGGGTCAACTACGGTGTCTACTGCGTTTGATGTACTTGCTGCTGCGTGATATACTACATCAATTCCTTTGGTTGCATCTAAACACCCTTCGTATGTTTTTAAATCAAAATGAACATACTCTACACCATCAATTGGTGTTCGTACTCCTCTTTTGTGTAAATTAACTCTAATGTTTGTGTAACCTTCTTTGTGTAATCGGTTTGTTAAATTTTGACCTACTAAGCCAGAACCACCTGTTATCAGGATTTTTGAATCTTTGTTTATCATATTATTTTTTTGAGTTCATTATAAAACTTATTAATGCTTTTCTTTCAAAATTTGGATTTGTTATTGGGTTTACCTCATGTTCTAAATTTGCATTGGTAAAATCTAATACAACAAAGTTACCAAATTCCGGTGTAATTTCCAATTTATTTCCATCAAAATCTGTAATTATTAGTTCTCCCCCATCTCCTTTTTTCCAATCTTTATTCAAATATAGTAATACTACACATATTCTAAATTTATCATCATCTTCACCATCTTTATGATTTTTAATAAAACAATCTTTATTATATAAAGTTAAATTAAAAGATGGGTTTCCAAATACATAATGATTTCTAGGATATAATTCTTGTAATTTTGAATAACAATATTTAGAAATTAATTCACAATCTGCATGTCCATTGTATAAATGTTCAAACCAAATTTGTGCTAAGTCATTGTGTTTTTCAATAACCGATTGTTTATATTTGTTTTGACTTTCAAAATCATTAGATGGAACGATTCTTACATTGTGTACTTCTTTTAACGAATATACAATTTGGTATTCAAATTCTTTATAATCTATAATTTTAGTTAAATATTGATTAAGTAATAATTCGTATGATTTACCAAAAAATTCTAAACCTAAACCAGCATAATATCCTTTACCTGTATATAACATTTATTTATTTTTTAGTACAACGAAATTTAAATATGCAAACCTATTAAACTCATTCATTACTTTATGTACCGAATGTACTGGCATACTTTTTGTAAAATCTAATACACCATAGTTTCCTAATATTGGATATACAATATCAATATGTTCTTCTTTATTTTTTAATACCAATTCACCACCATCACCTACATTATATTCACTTAATGGAGTTAAATATATTAAACAGGCACATAGCCTATCATTTACATATCCATCATTATGCATTGTAATAAAATCACTATCAGTATACCAAGTTATTTGACCTACACTTTGTATATCGGTTGCAGTAATATTTAATTCATAATGTTTATTTATAATACCCGCACATACTTTGTCCATTATAGGATAAAATACTTTATTAAAATAATCGTTTCCCAATCCAATTCTTTCTGCTAATTCACCACACCTTTGATGCACCATTTTATTTTGTTGGTGAGCGTGGTATCGTATATCATTACTTCCATCAACAAACTCTTTTATTTCTTTAAAAGTTTCTTCATCATAATATCCACTATCGGTGTGCTTTGGATGCGGATTCATAGAAGAATACAAATAAGTAACTAAATCTTTATTATCTTTATATTGTATTAATATATTATAAAAAGATTTAATTGTTTCAATTTCACTTTCATTTAAAAAATCCCATATTGTTCCTATTGCGTATTCGGTATTCTGAATCTGTAACATTATATTAGGTTTTTTGGTTTTTTATTTAATAAATTTGATTCCTCTATTGCCATTTCTTCTGCCAAATCAAATCTTATTTTATTTAATCTTGTTCTATCAATATCTAATTGTTTTTCAATTGAAATAAATTCGTTTTTTAATCTTTCAATTTCTAAATTTTTAGCATCTTTTATTTCTTTATTTAATTTTGCTAATTCCTTTCCCACATTTGCTCTTGCTTCATTTATCCTATTTCTTTCTATTGCTATATTTTCTTTTTCATGTTCAATATCTTTCCATTCATAGTATATTTTACTACGCTCCAACATAATCTTTTCTCTTTCATCTGCGATTATTTGCTTTTGCTTTTCTAAATATTCCATTTCTTTATTTATTTCTTTTTCAGATATCACTCGCATACTATAATTATTAACTTATATAATTTGTTTTGATTTTTTATAAATATTTAATTTAGCAGTTCCTATTGCAATCTCCTCAGCTATTTCGGCTCTAATTTTATCTAATCGATTTCTATCCTCAGTTAGTTGTGATTCCAATTCATTTTCCTTTTGTTTTCTAATAAAAATTATATGATTTTCTAATTCCAGTTCCAATTCTGTTTTTATTATAGAATGTGCAGTATTAATATCATTGTATATTTCATTTCGAATTGTATCTAATCGTTTTCTATCTTTTACTAATTGTTTTTCTAATTCTGATTCTTGTTCTTTTATAATTTTTTTATGTTTATCTGTAATTTCTTTTTCTAATTTTTTTGTTATCGTTTCAAATCGTTTCCTGTCATTTGCTAATTGTATGTCAAATTCTTTTTCTTGTTTTTTTCTTTGTTCACCAATTTCATTTGCCCAAAAATCTTCTTTTGCTTTTTTATTTAATTCATGTCTTTTATTCATTTCATCAATTAAAATAACATTAGATTCATTTAGATTTTCTCTTATTTTTTTATATTCTTCATCCAATTCCTGCAAATCTCGCCATTCATAGTATAACCTACTACGTTCAATCATTAATCTCTCACGTTCTTCTGAAATTATTTGCTTTTGTTTTTCTAAATATAATTGTTCTTTATCTAGTTCTGTTTGAGATATAACTTTCATATGTCAATTTTAAAGCTTCATTGAATCCCAATACTGGCAATAATCCTATTTCTTTTTGTAGTGTTGTGTCCATTTGTCTACGAAGGTCACCATTTGGTTTTGTAGTGTCCCATTTTATATCTATATTTTTACCACTAATTTTAATAAGTTGTTCAATCATTGATTTGATTGTAATTTCTTCACCTGCACCAAAGTTAATTGTAGTATGTATTTGTTTTTCATATAAAGATAAAATTGCATTTGCTACATCACCTGCATAAACAAAATCTCTAATTGGTGTTCCATCCCCCCATGCTTCAATTTCATTTTCTGCTTCAAATACTTTTTTACATTGAGTTGCAATTACTGTTCCTGTTCCATCAAAGTTATCATACTCACCAAAAATGTTTGCTGGTCTTATGATTGCCCAATTTGTATAATTGTATTGAACTTTGTATGCTTCTAATAAAACCTCACCCATTCTCTTACTCCAACTTGGAAACCAATCTGCGTCTGATGGTAATGTTTTCCATACACTATCTTCTACAAATGTTTCTGCGGGTGCATATACACCAACTGAACTAACAAATACTAACCAAATATTATTTTTTGAACATTGATTAATAATTTCAGTATTAATTTTAAATGATGGATATAAAAAATCCACCGGACTTTCCTTTGCTCTAATAGGAGAACCTTTAACACCAAAACAATTGAATACTGCATCAGGAGTTTCATAAAAGAAAAGATTTTTAACATTATCTTCTATTGTTAAATCCATTTCATAAAATGTAAATTTTTCAGATATTGGTAAATTTGGTGATTGTCTCATATCAACACCAATTACTTCATATCCTGCTACTAAACATTTTTTAACTAAATGTATTCCAACTAATCCACTACAACCTGTTACTAAAACTTTTTTCATATTTTTATTTTATTAATTTTGAATATACGTTATATAATTCCTCATCTTTTTGAAATGATAATAATAGTTTTTGATTTGCTTCTATTTTATCCATATCAAACGGTGGTAATTCACCATTATCATCTATATACTTTAATAGTTTTCTAATTTCCTCAAATGTTTTTACTAATCGTAACCAAGGAAATTCTTCATTATTTAAGTAATCATAATTTATAAATGGTGGAACATAGAATCCCATATCTTCTAATATTGTATTAGTATATCTTGGACCAATTACTATAAATGGATGACAATTTGCAATAGGTCTAATTACTTTTTCTGAAATCATTATATCTCTTTCAAAAAATTTAGTTTCAGTAACAATAGATAATAAAGATTCTGCATATAAAAATGAATCGTTGTTCCAATTATGTAAAAGATTTTCTACATATCCAGGATCTGTTTTTTTAATATCTACCGAAATTTCACCTGGCTTTGGATTAGCTATATAATCATTTCTATATTCTTGTAATTCGTTTATTCCCATTGTATTATATCCCAATACATGTTCATCTGGAAATTCTAAAAATGAAATATAATTATTATCTATTATATTTTCTTTTTTACAAAAATTATAAAACCAAAATCTATGGTCTCTTTTTGCATTTCTATTAAACGATAATATTGTTTTTAATTTAGGAGTAGTTTCGTATTGTTCTCGTTTACATACACTAAAAATACTATCATTCATTTTAAAATTATTATCCAAATCATATGTTAAGAATGGAAAGAAAATATGATTACCTTTTGCAAAATCATTTATATTATAACAGGGTGTTATTGTGTAAATGTTTTCAGAATGTTTGGATGTATTAATCCAATTATAGAATTTTTTATAATGACCTGATTCGTGAAAACTGATAAATAATATTTTAATACCCTTTTCTAAAATAGTAGTATAATGTGGTAAATATTCTTCCAAATCTTCCATATGTACTTTTGGAGTAACTAAATAAAAATTTTCATCTGCCCCATCTAATATTGGTTGGTCAGAAAATACTATTTTTAAATCTTTATGTTCAAATGTTTTTGCATATTTTTTAGTTCCCCAATGACTTCTTAAAAATATTTCATTATAACTAGATTGTATTTCACTATCCCTAAGAATATCTAAAATACCAATATAATTGTTTGTAACAGTTCTATCTTCTGGTATTTTGTAATTAAATACACCATTCGGTAACGGGAGATAATCATCACCCGTCCAATTTTCCATATAAAAATTTATCAATTTCATTTGCTAAAAATAGATGAATATAATTTTTTTACCGATTGTTCACCCGAATAAGTTTTACATAGATTTGAATTATGTATAACTTCTTCTTTTGAATCCATAAATATCTTGTGTAATTTTTTCTTATCGTTTAGTTCCGTAGTTAGTTTAACCACTGCTTTCATTCTATCACCATGATCAAAAATCTTATCATAACTTTCATCAAAATATTTATCAAATGTTTTGAATCCTTTTTCTTTTAACATTTCTAAATACAATGGGCCGGCTAATGCTATAAATGGATGAAAATATCGTAATGCCTTTACTCCTTTTTCAGAAACTTGACATGCGGTGAATGATGACTCAGTTAATAGTGTCATATATGTTCTTAAAAACGAAGGGTCAAATGATGGATTTACCCAATCTATCCAACCATAGTGAACTCTACGTCCATTTGCATAATATGTACTATCTTCAAATGTATCAATGTTATCAATTTTAACAACACCAATATCTTTTATTTTTTGCATCCATCCCATATTATCATTAAATTCTTTTAATTTAGTGAATGCCGGAAACCCTCTATAACCATCTGTTCCCCAATCTATTTCTCTATCATATGGAAATATCATAGAATATAAACAATCTTTTAATACATCATTTTTTTCTAATTGTGATAAATACCAAAATCTATGGTCTTTAAATACTGAACGATTAAACATTAAAAAATTCTTTTCTCTCTCACCTTCAAAATTCAATACATCACCATCATACGGATTATTTGAATATGCACTACACGCCGTTGAAAATAAATAATCAACAAAATAACAATTCATTTTTATTGTAATGTTATTTTTCATACAATACAATTCATGTTGTAAATTTACATTTGAATCTGCATTTGAGTAATGAATATTATCTGGACTTATACCAAATTCTTTACATGAGTTATATAATTTTTCAAAAAAAGATTCGTAGTGAACACCACCTTCGTGAAATGTAGAAATTATTAATTTTAAATCACCTAATTGAATTGCCCTTAATATTTCAGGATTTAAATTTAATAAATGTTTACCGGATGCTTTGTATTCAACAATATCTTTAACTGTTATAGATGGTGATTGAAATAAAAAATCTTCGTTTCCAAATAAATTAATTGGATAATAATTTCGTTCCCCACTTTTTATTCTATTGAATGGTAATACATTTAATTCATATGCATTATTTTCATATTCAAATGTATATGTATTTTCATCTAATTTAGTAAAACTTTCTAAAATATTTTCTCTAATAGTTCTTGTATAAAAAATATTAAAAAGAATATCTTTATGTTCTGATGATAGATTGATTACGTTATGATGGTCAGTAAATCCTCTACCAAAAAATTCTGATGTAGATATACCTCGTAATTCTATTTGTTGTAATGTACTATGATAAGCGGCTTCGGTTAACCCGTTTGGAAATATAACACCATCTTTTTCATATTCGTATATAAAGTTGATTTTTTCCATTAAAATATTACCCATTTACCTGTACCATAATGTGGCCATTGTTTTTCGTATGAATACCAAATAACTTTTTCCGATGGTACTTCTCTTTTTTTACCATTCCAAGTTGCTTCGGTTGGTGTGTTTGTTGATACTCCATTATCTTCAACTACAAATATAATTGGTAAATCATATCTAACTGCGTATTTGTGCATTTCATAAAACCCACCGGTCTCAAATGCCATATCACCTATGAAACAAAATACTTTATCATCTTTACCATCTCTTTTATTTGCCATTGCTACACCCGTTGCTATCGGTATGATTGCACCAACAATTGCACTTGCATAGAATCTTTGTTCTTCACTAACGATAGTAATACTTCTACCATCTAATATTTCGTTTTCTAACCAAACAGGACACACACCTTTGATTAGTGCGTGGTAATGTGAACGCCAGGTTGAGAATACCCAATCTGTATCTTTTATTCTTTTACCAATTTCAATTAATTGTTCTTCGTTACCACCACTTAAATGCACCGGTCCTTTTATTTTACCTGCTTCCCAATGGTCTGCAATCATTCTTTCGTATGCAATTAATTCATCCTTTGTAAATCTTGCATCTGATACAATAGGGTATTTTTCTAAATTTTCTATCATCTGTCTCTTTTTTGTAATATAGGGTTTGTTGTTGGCCATTCCATTTGATATTCCGGGTCATTCCATTTAACTACACCTTGCTCATCTGCATCCACATAACCATCTTTATAGAATAAGTTATAGTGAAACATACAATCAGTTAATGCATAGTGTCCGTTTGCAAAACCAGGTGGAACTAATACTTGATTTCTATCTTTCTCAGTTATCATAAAAGATTCCCACTCTCCAAAGGTAGGACTATTTTTTCGCATATCCAAAACAATTAGATAAATATCTCCAACTGCTGCTTGTACTAATTTCCAAGTTTTATTATCGTAATGTAATCCTCTTAATACACCTTTATATGATTTTGAGAATCTACCATGCACTTCGTTTCCTTCACCTATTTTTTGCATAACAGGATGTTGTCCAGAATGAAAGGTTGTAAATATTTCGCCTCTATATTCTCTATAAATTGATGGAGTATAGGTCGGTACTTCATAACCAAATTTTTTTGATGGAGTTATTTTAAAATCATCCCACTTATTACTCATATAACTTTATTTTTCTACATTTAAATATTGAATAATTTCATTTTCCAATTCATCGGTAACAACTCCTTCTTCTAACGCTCTTTTTTCATAATCTTTTTTATATAAATTATTTTCATCACCCCTTACTTTTTTGATTTCAATTTCATAATCCATTTTGGTTGCTCTAACTCTTTCAAACCAATCTTCTAATTCAGGAAAAGTTTCTACAAAGTTTTTATTACGTCTAACATCATATTGTTGATAGAACGATTTGAAATCTCTTTGTCTACTTCTTAAATCTGATGCAAATCTATGTCCTTGTGATACTTCTCTTAAATATTCACATAGTCTATATATTTGATTTGCTAACCCCCATAGGTCAGTGTCATTGTAATATGAAGGTTTACTCTTAATAAAGTTTTCAACCCAATATTGGATATGTTCTGCTCTTTCTAAACGTATTTCTTCGGGTAATGTACTAACTGATTGAAATGATGGGAAACGTAAAATATTAAGAGTCATTAATACTGATGTTTTATCAATATATTTTTCTCTTAACTTATTCATTTCATCTAAGAAATCTGTTATACTAAAAATACATAATGCATTAATTGTCATCATTACATTAAATGTTCTTAAATTACCATCTCTAATCATTCTCTCTGCATTTTCTCGCCATACTTCCCACTTCAAACCATCTCTAATATATTCAGCATGCTTACCAACACTTTCGTTTGATGTATAAATGTCAATTGATTTAAAGTTATGAGTTGCTTTAATTAATTTATCTACCAACTCTTTCTTTTGACCTAAGTTTGAGTTAACTGCGAAGTGAACATCACAATTAGGATTGTTTTCCCACCAATCCATTAACTTCCAAAAATCTTTACTCATTGTAGGTTCACCACCGGTCACTCTTAATTCTCTTAATGAATGTTGTAACTCACCTTCCCACCATTTCCAAAATGCTTCAACGTATGGATTATCTTTATTATCTTTACCATATATCATTGCATCATCTCCAGCGTGGTGAAATGCACCTGCACCATCGGTATTAAGATTTTGATAAGCACCATTTGTTTTAATATCCATTTGCCAAGTTGTACTAAACGATGCATTACAATATGAACAAGCAAAGTTACAATTAGCATCAAAACTAATTTCTAATGTTTTTAAATCAACATCTTTGGTATATCCTAATTCATTTTTTGCTTCTATTAATTCTTCATCCGTATAGATTACTGATTTGTAAACTCTATCACTTACTTTATCCGGTCCTAAATCTTCAATCTTCCAACAATACTCACATTCATTCGGTCTAATACCTTCCATCATTTCTTTACGAACTAATTTCTTATAATGTGTATTATGTAATGCTTTATATGATTTAGATAATTCTTCTAATGGTATTTTATGTGCCGGTGGATGGTGACATGATGTGGTTTGTCCCATATTTAACCATATAGTAGCATTGTACCACTTTGCTCCACAAAAAGAATTAGAGAGTGAGTTTATTGCCCTATCTCTATATTCTTGAAATGTTTCATCACCTTTTTTTGCATATACAAATTCTGCCATATTAAAATGTTTGTGCGTATCCTAACGGAAATCCATTTCTAAATTCAGATGCCATTCTAGGAATCAATACCTGATAGGTTTTCATTAATTCTATAATACCATCATCTAATGTGTATTTTGGTTTCCAACCGGTTGCTTCTATTTTTGCATTAGATACAATATAATCTCTTTTATCCGGGTCTTCGTAGTAATCATTATATGATATTGCAAAGTCTGGAATATATTTTTGAATAGTTTCTAATAATTCTTGTTTAGTTAAATTTGCGTTACTTAATCCAACATTATAAACATTATGTCTCATTTTATCATAATTATTTAATGCCCATAAGAATACATTTGCCACATCTTGAATATGAATAAAGTTTCTCTTAAAATGTTTTTCAAATACGGTTATGTATTTATCTGTCATTGCTTTGTATACAAATTCATTAACTAATAAATCAGTTCTCATTCTTGGTGATGTACCAAACACAGTTGCTAATCTAAAAATTATTGCTGAACTACATTCTAATAGTAATTTTTCTGCTGCACATTTACTTTCACCATAAACTGAAATAGGATTTAAAGGTGATTCTTCGGTACATTCTGTTTGTCCTTCACCGATACCATATCCACTATTTGTATTTGGATATAATATAATTTGTTCATCAGTAATTGTATCTAATATAGTTTCTATTTGAGTAAAGTTTACTTCCCATGCTAACTTAGGGTCTTTAGCACAAGCAGGAAAACCTACAATTGCGGCTAATGGAATAATAACATCATGTATTCCTACTTCATGTCTTAATAATCTTTCATTACGAACATCACCATATATAAAATTATATTTTTTATTTGTTGTAAATTGTAATGGAGAAATTTGATTGAATGATAAGTTATCTATGACAGTAACACTATGTCCTGCGTTTAACATCTTTTCGGTAATTACTGAACCTAAATAACCTGCACCACCTGTAATTAATATTTTCATTATATTAGAGTTTGTTTTATATTTGTAATATCTGCCGTTTCTAATGAGTTTCCTGCTAATAATTTATTTAATTTAATTTGAATTGTTTTATTCATAAATTCTTCAATATATGCAAAATTACCATTACCACTTTTATCCCACACTTTAAATCTATTTACTTTTGTAAAATCTAAATTAGTAACTATACCTTCATTGTTTGAAACTATAAATTCAGATATTATACCATTAAAATAATATCTTTCATTAGTATCTTTTAAAAATGGATTCATTACACCAATCCATAGTGGTACATGTGCATAATCGCAAGTTTTATATTTACATTTAACCATTCGTTTTTCACCATTTACTGAAACCAAAAACATACTGATTCCTTCTACATTTTGAATTTGATAAATAACTTTATATTCTTTATCATATTCAAAATCAAATTCTTCAATATGCATATCATCCGAAAAATTACCACTTTCAGGATTTGCAGTAAATAATACACATTTTAATTTATTATTATCAATATAAACCCCACTATTTACTATTCCAGGTTTTGCAAAAATATATTGTTTTTTTCCATTATTTTGTGCAATAAATGTACAATTTATAATTACAGAATCGTTAAACACCGTTCCCAATAAATTAGGTCGTTTGGATGTATTGTGTTTAGATTCGTTCCATACACTGCAACAAAAAGTATCTTTAAATTCAAATAGTTCCATTATTTCATTTCTTTACATTTGTTATAAAAATCAGCCAATTCAGGGAATGTTTTTTCAAAATTAGTTCCCCTTCTTTTATCATGCTCACTAAAAAATTTATAAAAATCTTTTCTATGTGCCATTCTATCTTCATCATCGATTGATATAAAATAATCATAAATTCGTCTAATCTTAACGATTTCAACATCACTAAACCCATAACAATTTACATCATCCCTTAATAATTCATAAAATTCAACTAATTGTGCTTGTTTAAATATTTCGTCCGACCATTCTTTATCTAATATTCTAATAGATTGATGGTTTGGATATCTTAAATATGAACTATCTAATAATAATGGTTGTTTATAATATCTTAATGCGTTTGTGTGTTTTGCTTTTAGTGAATATACATCATCAATTAATTTACGATACGATGGTACTGATAATGCGTTGTATGTACTCATTATATCTACTGTCAGTCTTGGGATATACTGGCATAAATCATCTATTCTATCCATCAATTGATTATATACTAAACCATTTCTAACGTACTCAGCCTGTGTACCATATCCATCACAACTTGTGTAAATAATTAATTCTTTAACTAATCCTCGATCGGATATAATTTTAAATTTTTCTCTGAATTTTTTATATAACGAATCGGGTACACCTAAATTTGAATTGATACTTAAACATAAATTCTTATTTGGATTTGGAGAATCAATGATATAATCTAATACTTTCATAGTATCTTTATGCATCATAGGTTCACCACCTGTGATTCTAAATGTATATAAATCTTGATACAACTCCGGCCACCATTTCCAAAATGCTTCTACATATGGATTAAATTCACTTTGTGGGATTGGTATTCTACCACTACTTACAAAATGTTCTAATCCATTAAAATTATCAGATGTTGGGTATCCACCATGTTGTTCAATTTCTTCCATCCATTTTGTTGAGAATGGTGGTGCACAATATGAACATTTAAAATTACAAGCATTACTGAATGAAACTTCTACATACGAAGGATTTATATTATCTCTCCAATTACTTTGTTTAATCTTTTCTAAATGTGGAAATGCCCATGGTTCAGACGATTTAAATGTTCTATCACTAAATTGATTTGAACTATCCTCTACACCCCAACAATAATCACATTCTGCCGGCTTCCCACCTTCTAACATTTCTCTTCTTTTTTGTTTTTTGAAGCGTGTATTATGAAGTGCGGAAGGGTCTCTATTTAATTCAGTTGTTGATACCTGATGTGTCATCGGATGGTGACAACTATGATTATGTCCAATATGTAAATGCATTGTTACTTGCATCCATTTTGCTAAACAGAATCCTACTCCTACCGCATTTAATTGTTCTCTTACACTTTCAAATTTTTCGTAACTAGCCATTATGCTTTACAATTTATTATTACAGAATTATTACCTATTTCATCTACTGATATGAGTTCGTATTCTAAACTATTCATACCATCGTTTTTCCAATTATACTTACCTTGTTGCATTTCTAATATATATCTTCTTTCATTTCTTGCAGTTGTTTCACCCTTTGCCCATTTATCTACACCACCAACTGTTATTAGACCTTCGGTTTGGTGTGGTAAACATTCAAACTTACCATCTCTACGGAAAGGTAAGATAGTATTATTAACTTTCAAAGTATTTTCTTCTTTTATTTCAACATCATTTATTTCGCCATGATTTCCGTTATCACTTAAATCGTTTAATACATTTCCATTTATTGAATTAAAATCATAATGTGCCACCATATCATTCGGAAATTCCATTATTTCATTTTCTGATAAACATCTATCCCACATCATAACTTTTGCAATATCACCTTTAAACCATCTATTAACCTCATCTACTCCTACCGATGGTGTTGTTCCAATATAGTATGGTTCTGTTCCATATCTTTTTAAATACCCACTATATTCTAATGGTGATGTTGCACCTGTTCCAAATCTTGCATCACTTTTTTTACCATTGATGTGAAGTGAAATTAATTTATTATCATCATCAACTGTCAATGTTACCCAACTCCATTGTTGTTCGTATCTCTTTGCCCATAGGTATAAAAATTCTCTTTCATTATTCCATAACATAGAAGTAAATGCTCTACTATTATTATACGATATACCCCAATCATGTCCCGGTCTGCGAAGGATTGGATATTCACAAAATCTTCTATCTGCATCTCCAATTAAATAAATAGGAACTTTCTCCTCTTGTTGATGTGCTCTTACTAATATTGAAACCGTATGTGAACGTGAGCATAAATTTCTAATTGAACGAGATGGTTCTATTTTAACATATGATTTTAATCCATCAAAATATCCATACTTTTGGTTGGTTATATCCGGTAAATAATGTTGTTCTGCATTACCGGTCAATACACATCTCCAAAAAAGGTCATCATCTTCCATACCCCAATCCCAATAATCGTTTGAGTAACCATTTGTTGCTCCAACTTGTTCTTTTGTAAACAATACTGCACCACCAAAATACTCCTCATATTTAAGGTTATAATCTGTTTGAGATATTCTTACTGCTAAATGCTTAGGGTTCTCAGGATTGAACGTATAATCACAAGAACTATCCTCTGGTACCATATCTATATCATGCCATACAATATAATCACATCCATCATCAAATGCGTGTTTCGCTGCAATGTTTTTCATCTTACCTCTATTGAATAACTTATCATCACATTGATGCGCAAAATATATTTTATGTTCAATACCTTGTTCTTCTAAGAATTTATGAACTCTAGGTGAAAACTCTTTTAAATGAGCTTCTCTATTTCTATATGGTACACATACTCCTAACTTCATAGTTTAACTGAAATTTTTATTGCTTTTTCTGAAAGTTTGTTACTTTCTATTTCTTTATATATGCAGGTGTTTAATCCATCTATTGATAAATCTACTATATTACCTTTCATTTCGTTGTAAAATCTTTCTTGATTTTTTCTTGTTTCTGAATGTACCCAATTATTCCCAATTGTTGAATTTGAACTATGTTTTAATGTTTTAAATTTTCCTTCTCGTCTAATTGGAACTATAATTTCTGTTTCAAATTTATCTACCAATATGTTATCTTCACAATTGTAAATAAATCCATTATTTTTATTGCCACTTAAATCTTGTATAATATCACCTTTAAAATTTTTAAAATCATAATAACATTTTAAGTATTTTGATTTATCATATTTTCTATAATCATTAATTATAGATTTGTATAATGAATTTTCATATACTTCTTTTATGTTATCTAATTCTAATACAATATTCCAAATAGCAAACTCAGCAATTAATCCTTTAAAATAAAATTGTTTAGCATCTAATGTTGGATTACCTACCCCAATATAAAAATAATCATTATCATATTCATATATTTGTTCTTTTAATTCTTTGGTATCGATTAGTTCACCATTCATATAAAAAGAAAATATATCATCTTCTTTTGTAATTACTAAGTGTGACCATACTTCACCAATGATATCACTTTGAATAGATGTTGAAATATCATCTTTAGTCCAAATCTCACCTTTGTATCGTTTGAA